ATTCGTTTCTGTATCATATGCTGATACAAAACCTTTCGCCTTGGCAGTCTCATCAGCAATAGACTGACTGATTCTTTCACCAATAGAAACAGACCCAGTTACCGAAGAGAATTTGATAGCACTCAAAGATGAGAATTCATTATCAGTATAGACTGATGTGGACCCAATCGAAGTTGGATTCTTAACAATACCAATCTGTGCAAACTTGGTATCTATTGGGAAGTCCCTAGTTGAATCATCAAATCTTGCATAAACCAGGACTTTATCAGCACCCAACTCTCTGTAGATGTCATATCCATGACCCTTTGATGGTGGGATGATTGGAATCAACTCTGCCTTTGTGCTGGAGTTGCTATTGATTGACCCTAAGTCTACCATTCCATAAGTATAACCTTTACCGCCAGAAGAAATGACAGCGTTGGTTATCTGACCAGAGCTATTAACTTCAACGACAACTTTTGCACCACTACCATCACCTAGAATATTAACTTCATGTGACCCCTGAGAGTATCCAGCACCTCTTTCTTCAATATAAACTTTCTTCAGTTGATTCTCATTTACATCAGAGTTAGCATTATCTCTTACTGCAGATACTTGAGCATTGGTTGATGTTGCCCAATCACTTGGTAATGCGATATACTCCGTAGAGTCAAATTTAATAATATCACTTGGGGTGACAGTAAACAAATATTTCCAGGTATAACCATCACCACTGGTGCCTGCTGATGAAGGCTCCAAATCTGTAAATGTGGGTTCGTCTACAGAAGCATTTCCTGTTGTGCTAATACCTGAAGATCCATTATCTAAGCAAACATATACTTTAAACTCACTATTCATTACATAATAGTTTGAGTCGTAAAGTCTAGATGCTTTAGATATTGGAGACAAGTTTGTCAGACTATAGTCATGACGATACATTTCATATTTCGTCCCTCTAACCCAGTCAACTCTTCTAACAACACGCCTAGCATTGTTAGAGGTTACTTTCTTACCAAACATCATCGAGTCACCGACAAAGTTGATATAGTCGATATTATCCGTAGGATTGGGAGTGTCAGAATCCCAATCCGTATCCCTACCATACCCAGAAGTTGTTGGATTTGCCAGTCCAACGAAGACATAATATGAGTTAGAAGTATCAGAAACGGAATCAATAAAGTTAGCCGCGTTTAATATTCTAAACTGATCTGTTACAATTGCCGCCATCGTAAATAGCTTTTTTCTGTATTTATAACTATCCTAGATCCTTTTTGAGTGATCCGTTGTTTCTCAAACCGTATCCACGACGCTGGATCGATGGGAATGTGGACAATCCAGAGTCAATAGTCAGACCAGTAACTCCGATGGAAATTGGCGAAGTGCCTCTAGTAAATCCTGACAATCTACCCCATGAGAATGTACCAACATTTATTCCGTCTGTGGAAAGACCTGTAACATCAGTTGTGGACAAGATATTGACCTTGATGTTTGCAACACTTCCACCAGACCCAGAAGGAAGATTTAACTCATGAATCTTATAGATGTTGTCAACAAATGTTGTACCAATTCCGACGGTGAAGTCGTCATGATTATCAATAGAAGTTACTCCAGATCCAATATGTGTATTTGAAATAACGATTGGATAACCAGTATCAAGACCAACAAAAGTGCTTGAGGAGGAGAGGAAGAATTGAAGTGCCAGGTCGGTGCCGATACCAGCAGTAGTTGTGATACCAGTGACAATACCAGCGAAACCTGATACGGTCGTGACATCCTCAATATTCTCAAGAGTTGCAACCTGAATTGGTGCAATAACTTTTGGTGGATTTGTTCCTGTGTATCCAATACCGCCGTTTGTGATAGTTACAGCAGTGATAGCACCGTCAGTGACCGTTGCGGTTGCAATGGCAGTAGTGCCAACACCAACACCAATGGACTTAGGTGCGGCGATTGAGATTGCTGTAGAAGACCCAACATAACCAGACCCACCACTAACAATATCGAGTGATGAAATTGTGCCAGCAGCAGAAACAACAGCGGTGATTGCAGCAGCAACTGGATTACTATTTGTAATTATCAGTGCATCAAATTCATTGATGACGATTGCGGATTCATTTTCCTCATAATTAAAGAATCTGGCATCATCCAGGAAAATTTCAGTGTCAGTTGTTGAGAAGTCAGAAATAACTCTTGCTGTTGGATAGACTTGAGTTTCAATGGAATCTCTAGACTTGTAGATGTATTCGCCACCGACATTGATGTCTACTTTCTGCTTTGTCCAAGAAAGTGGTTTGAAGTTGGTGCTATCAACGCCAGGTCCAGGATAGATGTTTGTTTCCAGTCTATCTGATGCAGGAATGCTATAAACAGTCCTTGGGTCTTGGGCAACAGTATCATCGATAGAATTACTCTTTCTGATTTCTACAATATCACCAATCTTGATGGTTTCATTAACTTCAACTTCAGAACTGTCAGTGCCTCTGGTGCCTCTGTAGAAGAAGATGTCAATATTCTCATCTGCATCAGGAGCTTCAGTGAATGTGAATGATGTGCCACCTTCGAAACTGTAATGTACTCCTGGCTCTTGTATTACACCATTGACGAATATCAGCAAGATAGAATCAAGGTCGATTTCAGAAGACTGTGCATCATCTGGGTCAGTTTCAAAACTTACCAACTGACTGTTGTAGTAAAGTGGGAATCTAGTCCTACTTCCGTTTTGAAGATCCTTGATTGAGTCGATAAAGTCGAGTTGACCAAACTGCCATGCAGAGAATGAATCCGTGAATGTATCAATAACGGTCAATTCGAAGTCATTGTCTGGTGCTGAAAGGTTTCTATCAGTTACAAGACCAACTGGTTTGAATACATCACCCTTTCTGAAGGAATAACCTGGTCTGGTAATCTTGAATGAAGTTACTTCAAACAAGGTTGACCCAATACCAACGCTAGTTGATGCTGCACCAACTTCGAGTGAAAGGAGAAGTCCTACACCAGTTTCTGTAGTAGCACCTATTCCAAGTCTAGAAACACCTATAACCTCAAGATTTTCGTATGATGGCTCAGATACAAATACTGATGGATTTGAATATCCTGTGCCACCAGCACCAACTGTGAATGAAAGTGTGCCGCCAGCACCGACAGTAGCGGAGATAGATGCAACATCACCAACATGATTTTCTTCGAATACGCTGATGCCGATAGAAACAATTCCGTTGTAACCAGATCCAACAATATCAGTTGCTCCAAGACCAACCGATACAATAGATCCGCCAGCACCAACAACTGCTGTTACTGATGCACCAACCAGAGGTGCAAATCCAAGACCAGATGTAGATCCAAGAGATACGATTACGCCGCCTCTTGGCAACTGATTTTGATTGACATCATAGTCAGAAAGAATCAAATTTCCACTATCATTGGTTATGCCCGTGAATACTGCACTGGTGATACCTGACGACTCAGTAAAACTGTAGTTGTTTCCAAGGTTGTTTGTAGTTGTTGGAGTTTGGAATACATCATTGATAAAGAGGACGCCGCTTCCAGTTTCAATACCAGTGGTATTTGCTCCACCAACTGTCAGTCTGTAAGTTGCACCAATTCCAGTAAAATCTTTAGAGATATTATCAAAGATTTTGTTAGTTGTGTAATCATTTCTCAGATAAACACGACCACCAAATGACGCTTCTGGGAATGGTAAGTTGCTAGAGTCGCGGTTAGCACCAGTATTACCTCTTGGTGCTTCAGTGAAGTGAATATCACTTCCTACAATATTGAATGACCCAAGGTAAACTCTTGCCTCAGTGCCATCAGTGTGTGTAGTTGCCGAAGATCCTACAAATCCTCGGATACTCTTAATAAGATTGACTGACCCAGTGCCAGTGATTGGACCATCAGTTGTTGTGCCGATGCCGACAGAATCAACCTTAACATACTCATCATCAATCTTAAGAAGGTCTCCAGGTAAGATAGATGAGATTCCAGAAACTGAGAAGTAAGTATCTGCTGCACCAATGGACCCACCATTGTCACTCAAATCAACAATTACTGAAGTGAATGAGATTGGACTTTGGACAACACCGTTGATAGAGACCAACGACTTCTCCATCTTCTTAAACATTTCAAATCTGTGGGCGTTTCCGTCTCCACCAGAGTTGAATGTTACTGCAGTGCCAGCGTTTGCATTTGCTTCACTGGTAGCAACTCTAAACTGATTTGAGCTGACTCTGATTGCATACAATTCAGTGGATATTCCAGTGCCAGAAGAATCAAGGATTCTGCTTACGGTAGCACCATCGAAGGAAGACCCTGGAGTGTAAGTCAATCTTTCACCAGTTCTGAAGAAGTGGTCTGCTACAGTGAATGTGCCAGTTCCCAATTCCAATACATCAGTATCAGAAGGCTCAATTGTCTTCTGGAAGATGGGGACATCATCATGCTTCAGAGTAAATTGTGTCTTATTAACTCTATCGCCATTGATTGCATCATAACTAGCAACGATGTGAGATTCTCTGACGCTACCATAAACCAGGTCAAGTGGAGTATTATTCAAATCACTTTCTGTCTGAATAAACTCACTGAATGCCTGAATAGAAATAGTATCGGTAATTCCAGAATCTGGATGGAATCTGACGACCAGGTTAGCACCATCAATATCGGAACTAAAGGTGCCGATACCAGTATTACTCTCCACAGACATGAATGGATACTGCAGAATGAAGGTATCAGTTTGGTCATGTGTGACCAGTATCTGATGAAGTGCAGATGTTATACCGTAACCAACTCTGACAGAAGACTTCAGTGATGTGACATCAGTCCTGGATACTGAGAATATCGTTGTGATGCCAGAAGCATTAACAAAGTCACTGTGGAAGCGGACTGTCTTCTCACTTCCTTCAGGTTGTCCAGCACTCAAGAATCTGTAAGTGCCAATTCCACTAGCAGTAGTGCCAAATCCAACAATCTTGGAGCGGACAAATACATCAGCACCTTCAGTATTTTCAAAGTCAATAGAGATAACACCAGAATCTATATCTGCAGTAAATGTGCCGATGAAGTTGGAAGATTCTGATTGGGAGTTGTCAAGGTAGTATTCAGAAATGAAGGTGTCTGTGCCGTTGTGGTCAACAAACATCTCAACATAATTCATTTCATTGGTTGTCAAATTCTCTACTTCTGCATTGATGAAGAATGATTCTGTAGAAGAAGTTGTAGCACTAATGATAGTTTCTGTAGTTGCTGCTGCAACTGAAACATTAGATCCAGTCAGATTAACAAATCCAATGGTTTGTGTGCCAATACCAGCAAGAGATGAGGAGAAGTTGTCTCTCAGAATCTTGATATCATAATCCGAATCATACAACTCAGTTGGAGTAAATCTAAGAGTAAGAGCACCAAACTCTGAAATGTTTCCAGCAACATCAGATATTCTTTCTTCACCACTTGAAAGCATTCCCCTTTCAAAGGTAATAATCTCGCCAGACTCAGTTGGAAGAGTAATGATTTCTGAGATTTGTCTTTCAGTGCTATCTGGATTGATAGTTTGAATCAGGAATCTATTATAACCATCGTTGATACTGTAATTTAAAACATCAACAAACAAATCAGCATCACCTTCATTTGAGAATTGTGAGCTAATATTGTCCATAAACAATACTCTGTTAGACAGACATCTAATGTAGTCTGCTAACTTCTTATTTTTCAATTTAATATATTTGGATTTCTCAGGACTATTAGTAACAGTATCAATATCAACACTCAAATCAAAATCGTTAATAGTATCAACTCTTTGCTCAGAAATAATATCGACAAGAGAAAGTGTTGTTGATTGTGATGTTGTACCAATGCCTGCTTTAGTGGTATTAACAATTTCGGTGTCAGCGAAATTCTTAAGTCCTGCGGTATGAAGAAGTCTATTTACAGGATTTACCAGGTCCTCATATTCAATTGGACTCTTGATGGTGTAAGAGAGATTTTGGAAATAATCGTTATCTGGAGTTACCTGATAATCTTGATTGAGTTTTCCAATATCATTCGACCATCCAAGATTCTTTCTAGTTGAATAATCAATCTTGAATATACCCTTATTGTCAACAAGAGACTTGATAGTTGCTTCAGCACCAGAATACTTTCCACGAATTACTTCATCTTGACTGAGTTCATAAGTGCCAAATACCTTGATAGAATCTTCAAGGTCTTCTTCAATAATCAAATCTCTTTCTACATAAACTCCACCTTCGAGTGTCAGTATATTTTCGGAGATGATAAATCTTGCAGATTCCTGAGTGATTTCGAAGGTTGGATAATCTTCTTCCTTAATAATGGATGCATAGAGATTTTGGACGGTGACCGCTACACCAGGATTTGATGTAAAGTCGGAAATATTAAACTCTACTCTAGCAGGGTTTGAATTTGTGTAAGAGGAGACAGTGAAGAATTTATATCCAAGGTCTGTTGAGTTGTGACCATCTCCAGAAGTGCCATACTTTCTAATACCCTCAACAAAGATTTTATCGCCAACACTGAATGGTGCGGTGGAGAATCCTAGGACTGGTGTTGCGATATAGCAGGTTACCAATCCAGCAGATGATGAATATGCACTCTGAATACCAATACCATTACTATTATTGATTGCATAAACTTTATTGTTGATTTGAGGAAGTCCTCTAGGCGACTCCAGAATATCAACAGAGAATACTGCAGAGCCTTGGACATTTGCTTCTAAGACACCGCTTGAATATGCCTCACCAGTATTTGGATTTACGATAACCAAATCTGGAGCAGATGTGTAGTTTTGACCACCAGATACAACAGAAATACCTGTAACAATATCTCTATTGATGAGATTGATTGTTGGCGAAATGAATGCTTCAGGATTGAGGGTCTTATCAGCAGAGAAGTCAAATCCAGCATCATCAACAGACACTTCCTTTACTCTACCAATAGTATTGGATGAAGGAATAATGTCAGCACCCGTTCCATTGGTAGAAGTAATTCTCAAGAATTCTGGAAGTTTCTTATAGTTGTTTCCTCCAGAGATAATTCTCATAGACTTGACGCCACCACTTGCTGTAGTAGAAGTTGTGAAATACTCAAGAGTATCAACATCATCCTGAGTGTATGAGAGGAATTCAGGAGTCTTCTTCAGTGCTAACTTGAATGTAGTTGTGCCAATACCGAAGACTTCATAACTTCCATTATAAACACTATTATGGAATGAAATCTGAGAGTTATTCTTGACAGAATTGTCTGCAGTCGTAATGTATCCACTTTTCTCAAGAGAATAGTATAAGATAGAAGGAAGACCATCACTATAATTCAAAGTCAAAGCAGCATTCGTTGAGACGCCAACAGTGCCAACACCAGTTACACTAAACGATGTAGTGGATCCAGTAGAAACCAACTCATTATAATAGTTACTGTCTTCGAAAATCTTAAACTTATAATCTTCCAGAGATGAATCTGTCAGGTCAAATTTGAGACTGTTATTTCTATCAATTCTGATTTGTGGATTGATTGGGGAAATCTCCTGACCAGAACCACCAGTAGAAGCAAAACTTACTACAGTTGGTGGGTTGGAAACAGCATCATAATGTGTCTCTGCCAGTTGAATTGTGTCATCATCAACTTTATAAACAAAGTAAGATCCAGTTGAAAGACCAGAAATCAAAGTATTTGATGAATCGTAGAATACTTTGTTTCCTGTAGCAAACTTATGATTACTCAGTGTAATCTCATTAGAAGTTGTATTAACACCAACAGAGGTAAATCCTACTGTATTCAACAGCAACTTATTATGAGTTGAATTAAATTTGACAGAAACTGGTGTAGTTGATCCAATACCAACAACCTGCTCTGGTTTTACGCTCAGAGTAATAGTATCACCCTTCTCTAAAGAGTGTGAAGTTGAGACGGAAACTGTAGAAACAATCTTCTCAACCTTTGCAGTTACCTGAGTATGGTTGGTTTCAAGAGCATAGCGATAGTCAGTGCCATCGTTATTTGCAGTGAAACTTCTAAAGAATAGACCATTTGTGTTTGTGGTCAAACCAACAGAAGTTGTAAGACCGATATAATCCTTAGACTTATTGATTACAAACAGTGTTTCAGGGAGGTCAAAGGTGAAGCTAGACTCAGTGCTGGATACTGAGACTTGATTTGCTCCAGATGCCTTAGAGAATGTTACCTGCTGAGAGGTTTTGAATGGGTGATTTGGAAGATAGATGCTTTGGGTTGGGATTGATATTGTGCTAGTTACTACACCAACAGTGTATTCTGAAGATACAGCAATACCAGCAGTAGACCCAATACCAACAGATTGAGTTGGATTGAAGTATACTTTCTCATTCAATGATGATTCAAAGTATGGTAAGTTGACAGATACGCTCAGTTTTCCATCAAGGATAGTTGCTTCTGTAGATGCAGTGTGAGCGGTGCCTGTGACGCCTCTCAGGGTCCTTACAACTTTGTTTTGGGGGAATATATTCAATACGGAAAGTTTCTCCGTACCGATTGCCACAGTAGACCCAACTGACAGACTTACTGGAATTCTTGCAACATAGATGTCAGTAACAACACCAGCAGTTGCGTTGCTTGGAACTTCTGATACAAGATATGTGGTCTCTGAAGAAATTGCAACAACATGGGACTTTGCAAGACCATTAACGAAAGTTGAAAGACCAGAAACAGTTACGCTATCTTCATTGGAGATTTGATGGAGTTTGTTATCAATGTGCAGAGATACTGAATTTGCATTCTCCCATACAACTTTAACCGACTCGTAAGTATCAACCACTGTTGTAATGTCAGTGATTGATTTGCCTTTGATGCTTCTCACATCAGCACTGATTCCACCACCATTAGTATCGGTATTATCAAATACTGCAACATCACCAACTTTATATCCATCTCCAGCCTCATTGACTGTGAGATTAGTAACTGACCCTTTGCTGATTGATTCGATTACTGCATTCTGAATAAGAGCTTCGTTTGCCTCATTGATAAAGTCATTATCAGCAAAAGCATCTGCCACTTTATATGGTAAGGTGTTTCTTACCAATTCAGAATTATTAAAGTCAAATGTCTGATTTAAGTTTTGCTCAACAGGCAGTGAGTGGTAGAAGTTTCCAATAAAGTATGGGAATTGTGGCGCTCTATTCGATGTAGCAACTGTAGCGTGATATGCATAGACACCGTTAGGGAATTCTGGAGTCTTTTCAAATCTACCATTGTATTCATCAAGGTCTGCAGAATTATTGTAAAGATAATCTTCTACAAAGAAACCTGATGTGAATGAAGATGGTCTATCAACAACATTTGAAGTTGAAGCAGTATATCCAGATTGAAGTAGTTTTACTGTAGAGTTTACATCATCAGCATCCGTATATCCATAGGGACCGTAGATTGGGTTGCCATCAAATGCCCATCCAATGATTGGTGAGTGCTGATTTCCGTCATCACCAAATACATCATTGCCGATTGAAGTTGAATATCCAACATATGCATACTCAAGACCCTGAGCATTGTCTGGATTTTCAATAACAATCTCAGTATCAAACTTACTAAACTTATTAACAGTAAGGTCTCTTACTGATGCTTCAAGGATAGCATTCCTTCCATTTGGAGATACAGTGATAGTTGTGTCACTACCATATCCAATTCCAGGATTGATAATGACAACACTGGTAATCTTACCAGAAGAAACAACCGCTCTGAGTTTTGCTCCTGCACCAGCACCCTTTACAGTCAACAGTGGAGCAGATGTATACTCAGTGCCAGCATTTGCAATGACAACACTGCTAATCTTACCTGAGGAAATGATTGGGGTTAACTCTGCATCCTTTCCAATTTCCACAGAAACATTTGGTCTCTTGTGGAAGTTGAGGACAGTGGACCCATATCCAGTGCCATTCTCATAAAGATTTACACTTTCAATAGAACCTCTGACGATTGGAGTGGCAGTAATACTATCTGAAGAGTTGTTATACTCTGCATTGATTGTTACTGTGATATCTTTGTATGAGAAGTTTTGATATCCTACACCAGCAGAAGTAAGATTGATGTGCTTTCTTCTTGTGAAGTTGGTTTGAGTGTCGGTTAAACGGAATGTATCATCATCGACACGTATGACATAATACTCATTACCACTAGTCAGTCCACCAATGACAGTGCCAGCAGTAGTGTAGACAACTAGATCGCCATCAGCAAAACCATGATTTTCTGTTGTAATAGTATCCTCAATAGTTGATACTTGTGATGGACTTGCAATCAGTCTCTTATTAGTATATCCACTACCAGGATTTAAGACTTTGATTGAAGTCAAAGTCTTTCTTGCCTCAAAAGTCTTAAACTTGTGAGTGCCTTGTGAAGTTGCTGAAGTGAAACCTACAGTGTTAATACCAGACTGATAAGACCCGAAGGATTGGTACAGTTTGATATTAGTTGAATTAACTACCTCTGCATAATATACAGACCCACTAATCAGGGTGTTTCCAGTTGATGCATTACTTCCACCATAGCTTCCAATGCCGATAGCAGTATTGCCATTTCTATTATAGACAATGGCATCGCCATCCTCTAAGTTGTGATTTGATGGGAATACAATAACATCGCTAGTAAAGTCAATAGACCCACCGATTACGGAAGAGCTTCCATTAAACTCAACTTCTCTATATCTTGTTTCTACGATTGGTTTTAAAACTGCACCACTACCATTACCACCTTCGA